CATGACGTTGACGAGGCGATCTACCTCGCCGACAAGATCTTCCTGATGACCAACGGCCCCGGCGCCGTGCTGGCCGAGGTGGTGATGTAAATACCGGCCATCGTGCAAGAACCCCCGGTTGTCTGAAGCGCACCCTGCGTGTCACCGCCAAGATAGTACGCCGCCGCAGCGGGGGCCACCGTGCCGGAGCACGCCAAAATCAGGTTTTGGCCTCTGGTTGCCGCCCAGACATATTCGCCTTGCAGCGCCGTGGTTTGCACAACAGCCAAAACGCCGCCGCCCGCCACGCCCGTAGGCGCAAGCAGTTGGCCAGTCGTCGGGGCCACCGCAGTTCCAGCCGCCTGAACGCTGGCGACGATGCCAGCGATCAGGGTGCCCGTTGCCTTCACGTACACCCACTCGGAATTGTCTGAACCCAATGCCCTGCTATTCAGGGCAAAAAGCGCAGTCGTGGAGGCCGTGTTGAAGTCCACACCCAAAATGCTCGAAGTGACAAATGGCATAGTTGCTGCTCCTTAAGAGATCAGGACGCCGCTGAACTGCGGGCCTGAACTGGTGATGTTGCCGGCCCAACCGATGAGTTTCACCACGGCGTCTTGGTTGACGCTTTGGCGATCTCCACCGATGGGAACGAAGTTGCGGTCCTTGTGGGGGCGGAAGAACACGTAATTGGTGTTGATCGTCCACCCATGGTTGGCAGTCGCGCCGGAGGTCAATTGCGAAGAACTGACCGCGCCGGAAATGCCGCTGCCCAACACCACGTCGGATGACATGCCGCCACCGTAGAACTTGAGTTCAGGGCCGAAACCCGCACCCGCGCCACCCGAACCATCCGAACTGGTGATGCGCTGAATCGCTTGCAGGGAGTTGACGTAGAACCCATAGAAATTGCCGTCCATGACCCATAGATCAGGCTTGTCCGAACCACGAACGCATTCGAGGGCGAGTGCCGTCATGTAGGTCTGGATGTTGGCGGCTGAGGCTGCCGCACCGCCGTCGCTGGAGGCGTCATACAACTGCGAACGCCAGAACGTGTACGATGCGCGGCTGATGCCGCCGTAGGTGCCGGTTGTCGGATCGTCAGGAATCGCCGCCGCCAGCCCCGTAATGTTCTTCGACGAGTTACCAGTGCCATCCTGATAGCAGTCGTAGTCGATACGGTTTTGGAGTTGCGCTTCCGCGATCTTGACGCGGCCTTCGAGCAGGTCGATGAGGGCTTCCCTACCGGAATTCTGGAGGATTTCGAGGCCCGAGATTGACACTGCTCCGGCGTACTGCGTGAAACTGAACTGCGCCGAGCTGATGGGACTGTTCGGCGTGATGTTCAACACTTCGTACCCGGAATAACTGTTGACGTTGATCGTGGACGCATCGGTGTACATGACTTCTTCCAAAATCAAGTTTCCGCCCGTCACCGGACGCACGTTGCCCTTACTTTTTAAACGCCGGAGCAAGGCGTTATTGTTTGTAACGTTGTCAGCCAGTTCTTCGCTTCGACTTTGAATGGTTGTAGCGATGATGTCACTGACTGCGCTATTTGCAAAAGCCATGTTTGGCTCCTAAATTGGATTAGACTCGTCCGCCGTCCGCGTGGGCCTCGACTGCGGCTTCCAGTGCGGAGCGGACACCCTTGGTCGCCTGGACAACTCCCGCGCCCGGTGTTGCCGTTCGGGGGGAGACTGCCGCGGCCTTCGCCTGTGCTACTTGCCTCGTCTGCGCTACCTGCGCGGCCTTCTGAGCGGCGGCTTGTGTTTTCGCCTGCTCGGCCTGCCAGATGTCGTCGTGCATACGAATCGCTTTGTCATAGGCGCTTTTCAGGTCTTGTGCCAAGTTGGCTTCAAGGAGTTGAGCCATCGTGTTTCTGACCGTATCGTAGTGCGGATAGAGCGGGTTCCCGCTCGCATCCTTTGATTCCTGAAACCGTTGCAAGTCTGACTTCGCCTCGATTTCCACCATCTGTTCCTGAACGATTGCCCGCACGTCCTGTTGGGGCTGCGGGGGCTGCAACTGCTGCTGCATCAAAAATTGCTGCTGCGCTTGGCTGTCATAAAGCGCCTGTAGCGGCACCTGATAGTCCTGCGCGAGCTTGGTAAACATCTGGAGCTTTTGCTGCGGGGTGCCGAAAACCAGCATGTGATGCGCCTGCCCCATGTTCGTGATCCACTGGGCGGGTTGGATTCCGTACTGCTGCAACGTCGGCAGCAACGGCTGCACCGCGTCCGCCAACGGCTTGATGTTTTCGTACTCCTGCTTGTAGGTAGAGACGCCCTTGGCGAACTCGCCTTCGCGCTGGTTCAGGTATTCCGCGAGGACGGGGTTCTCCGTGGCGATCTTCTCCCACGAAGGCCAATGGTCTTTCTTCCAACTTGAGGGCGGAGCCATCTTTGGCTTTGGCTGCTCTGCCGCCAGTGGGGTGCTGCTTTGCAATGGCCGTTGCGCCTTGCCGGGGAGAAGCCTCCCCTGCTCATCGCGTGCGCGCCCTGCGGTTCTTCCCGCTTTCTGCTCATCCGTTTCTTCAACGGGAGCGGCCTGCGGGGTAACAACAGGCGTTTCGACAGGTGCAGCCGGTGTTACCGGAGCGGTGGTGTCGGCTTGTTCAGCGGTGTTGACCGCATCTTCAATCGTATCGCGCAGGGTCATTGTAGTAAGCACTCACTTTCAAATTGGGTAAAAAAAATTAGGCCGACATGAAGCCGACCCACTGGGTCGACGTCACCTTCTGGCACCTGACCGCCGTGTAGGGCGCCAGCACGAAGCCAGAATTGGCAGCAAGCTGGTTCATATTCCCGCCCACAGGGGGATACACCCGAAGGTCGGCGCTTGTGGCGTTGTACACCACCTGATCGTCCCCAGCGATGGCGTAGGCGGACAGAATCCCCCCTTGTCCAGTGGTCCCCGTGGTGATGACGTTTAGATCCCCCTCCATCGCGACTGCGGTTGCTTGGGTTGTGCCGGCGGCTGTCAAAGCGGACTGCACTTCGTTGCCGTTCAAGGCTCTCGCGGCGGCGGCTGAAACTCCGCCCCTCATTACGTTTTTGGCTAATGGCATTTGCTTCTCCTTTCACGTTCCTCGACTTGGTTCACCGCGCGGATGATTTTCTCCTTCAGCCCCGGCGGTGATTGAAGGGGCGGACGGGGCTTGTTCAGGCTGGAGTCGTTTCCAACTTCGACGCAGCCGTGATCCCGCAAGTGCTCGCGGTGGCGCGACCGGGACGTGATTTCCCGCCCGTCGATCATGGATTTGTATGGTTTGATGTCGGGCATCACTTGATGACTTACGCCAAGCCGCGCTTGGTTGTCGTACCCGCACAATGGGCAGCCATCGGCCCACTCGCTTACAGGCGACCATTTGCGGCAGGCGTTGCACATTCTTGATCTCATCTTGACAATATTCCTATCCAGCGCGTCGAGGTCATGCACTTGAAGATGCAGCCGGTGTTGGTCGATATCAGCGCCCCGGCGTTCGCCGCGAGGCCGTTCAGGCTCGACCCACTGGGCGGATACACGGTCAGCGCGTTCGCGCCGCCGTTGTACACGAACTGCGTATCCCCCGGCGTTCCCGCGTAGATACTCGCGCCGGTTCCTGATGCCACGGTCGTAAACTCGTTGTCCGCATACGTCATGGCGTAGGCGGTGCCCTGCGTTGTGCCGGTGGCGGTAAGCCCGCTCGCCACGTCATTGCCAATGGCCGCGACTGCCATCGAAGGCAGTCCTGAACCGAATAGCTTCCATCCGAGCGACATCACTGAGGCCGTCCTCTGGTCGGGGGCCGCTGCGCCATCTGCATCCGCTGCTGGTGCTGCGCCTGCATCTGCTGGTTCTTCATCTGCCCTTGCTGCTGCATCTGCTGATTTTCCATCGCCATGTGCTGCCCCTCCATCTGGAGGCGCTGGCCTTCGATCCCCAGTTGGGCTTGGTCGTGCTGCTGCTGCTGCTGCATCTTCTGGCCCTCAATCTGCGCTTTCTGTTGGGCCACCCCAACGTCAAGCTGCGCTTTTTGCTGCGCGGCCTGCGCTTTGGCTTCTTCCGCCGCCACGCCCGGATCGGGTTGCGGGGGTTGCTGCGCGGCCTGCTTCATCTGTTCCAATGCCTGATCTATCGTGCCCTCGATGTTCTTGCCAACCTTGAACTTCGTCAGCGACCACTTCATCAATTCGAGCAGCACCGGCACCATTTGAGGCGCGGAACCCGCAATCTGTCCTGCGCTTTTGAGAAAGCGGCTGATGCCACTCAGCATTTCGGTTGCCGCATCCTTTTCCGCCTTGTCATCGATCTGCACTAGGGAGTCCGCGTTGACTTCGATCCTGAACGCCCGCAGCGGGTTCGGGGATTCGGCCTCCGGGTTGGTCATCCGTTCTTCGCCCAAAAGCAGCATCAGCGCGGGGGCGACAAGCTCCAGATCGGCAGGGGCCAGTTGCTCGACCGCCGCCATCGCCATGAGCGTCTGAGGGGAAAAGTGCTGGCACAGGATTTGGGCCTTCAGTTGCAGCATGTCGGTGGCAAAGCGGGCCACATCCCGCTTCATGTCACCCAACCGCAGTCCGACAAAGTTCACCTTCAACTGCTGCGCGCCCAGCGTTTCGCTCGCCTCCGTTTGCCCGCGCACGATGTCGGAGATGCCCGTGATCTGGTAGATGAAGTTCATGATCTCGCGCGCCGACTCGAAGCACACCTTGATGGCTTCGTAAATCGGCTGCAGATCGACCAGATCGAGCGATCCACTCAAGCCCTTCTTCTCGGCGTATGCCGCATAATTCTTGACGGGGATAAGCGTGCCGTTCACCCCTTCGGTGAAAAGCCGCGCAAGCTCCGGGGTGCTGGCATCGTAGCAACCCTTCACTTGCAGCATCCGCACCAGCCCGTCGATGCGGTCGGCCAACGTGTCAAGTTGGCGGGCCTGATCCTGATAGAGTACGAAGTCCGGCACCGGCACCAGCGTGTCGTTGCTCATCGTGGCATACAGCGGGTGCGGGCACGGGAAGAACTCCTGCAACCCGAGCGGGTCGTCGCGCTCGTCCAACATCTGCTTCTTGGAGCGCGAGAGCCAGAACACCTTTTTCTTCTGCTTGTCCCAAATCTCGAAGATGCGCGCCTGCTTCTTCACTTCCTGTTGCGTCATCTCCTTCTTCTTGTCCTCCGGTGTTGCGTCATACGCGAGCTTGGAGGCAACAGTTTCTCCAAACCGCTCCGTAACGCCCTCCTCGAACATGTAAACAACGCGCCATACGACGAAAACTTCTTCCCAAGTTCGAGCAACATTATGTCCAAAATCGCGCCAGTGAACGTAGTCAACCGGCGCGCACTCGTAGTCAATCTGCTCTGGCGTATCGTCGTCGTTTTCATCTTCCGACACCTGTAGTCCGTCAGCGGGTATCTGATCTGAGGCCTTGAAGTGCGGCTCATAGCGCACCCATGCGGTGCCGCGTCCCGGCAGGAATCTGTCCAGCACCGCCTCCCGCATGGTGGCGCGGTAGTCAGGATATTGCTCGATCTCGAAGCTCAATGCCCGCTCAAGAATGAGGGAGGCTACGCGCCCCACCGGGTCTTGGTCGCGGAAGCGCCGCCCCACGTCCGGTTGCGGGATGCGGGAGTAGGTCGCCGGAACCAGCGTGTTCACGTTCGACCACAGGATGTTGAACTTGGTCTGGTAGCTGTCCTGCTTCGCGCGCTGCTCGTCCCGATACCGCTTGATGATTTTCTCCGAGCGCGTCTCCCACGACTGGAACTTGCGTTCGTACGCGGCGATCATCCCATCGTAGTAGTTGACGGGATCGGAGAACTTTTTGGGGTCTTTAGCCAAGCGGGTTCCAATAGATCGTCAGGTCGGGCGCTTCGTTGTTGCTCACCCAGATCACGGCTCCCCCGGAGCAGTACGCAGGGATGCGCGTGAACGAGTTAATCGGCAGCGTGCATAGCCCCAAAATGGTCGTGCTTCCCGTGACCTGCCCCTGCCAAATCCGCACCATCGGAGCGGTGCCGTTGCTGGAGCCGACGTTGATCCCGAGAAGGGCCGCTTTCCCACCGGACGCGCCAACACTCACCAGCACTCCCGTAATGGTCACGCGGCTGAAAACCCCTACTTCGTTCGTGTTGTTCATGATTAAACCCTCTGAACGCGGCCCAAATGCCGCTCATGTTCCATCCATAAATCGTTGAGCGTGTAGCCGCTCGGAAGATCATCCTCTTTCGGTTCCTTCGCCTCGCGCTGCTCCATGACCTGCGCGCCGTACGTGAAAGCGTCCCCGTGGTGCGATGCCCAGTCGTGACGCGGGTTTTTGCCATACACCCGCAGCACTTCGTCCCACTCGTAGCACCACGCGCGCAGCCCATCCAAGCCTTCCTTGCAGGCGCTCTCGGCAAATTCGCACCGCTCGATCACCCGGCGACCGGCGTTGATCCGGTTCGATATGCTCTCGGAGGGCACCACCCGCACGATGTCGGAGCCGAACGCCTTCAGGAACCTCTCCATCGCGCTGTGCCTGCTCTGGAAAGTCTTGGCCTTGGCATCCTTCGGGAGCCAGATGTGGCCTATCGGGTAGTCCTTCGAGCGCAGGCGCTCGATCCAGTCGTCAGCATCCAGCCCGCGGTCGGAATCGTGATCGATGACGGAATAGCCGCCTACTTTGGGTTGCCAGAACCACCAAGCGGTTGTGTCGCGGAAGCCGATGTCGCTGCTGATCTCAATCGGAGCGCCATCAGGATCAAATCGAACCTCGTCACTGACCCGGTGCGCGCGTTCGGCCCGCTCGATGTAGCGCCCGAGAATGGCACCGATGAGAGGCGCGTTGAAGTCGCAGTAGAACTCCTGCCGGTAGAAGGCTTCTCCATCCTCTCTCCCATATTCGCTGGTGTACCACTCCAATTCCTTGGCCAGAATCTCGAGCTTCATGGATTTGGTGTCGTCCACCGTGAGCTTCTGGGCGAACGCGGTCGGGTCTTTCTTCGCTCGCTCGTAGGTAGTCAGGCCGTGGTTGCGCCCGCGAGGGGTGTAGATGAAAAGCTCCCATCCGCCGTTCTCTGCCAAGATCGGGCGCAGGTAAGCGGCGGCAGACGGGTTGGCCAATGGCCACTCGCTATATACGATACCGATAGGCGGGGATCCCACCAAGCTGTTGAAGTTGTCGGAACCCACGACCTGCCAAGTCGAATCGCAGAACCGGATAAACATCTCGTTCTCGCGCGTTGCCTTCCGCAATTCCTTCGGGAACGCTTCGTCGA